GCCTTTTGGCAACACGCTCGCCACGTAAGCAGCGAGGAATCGTAGCAAGCGGGCACAGGTTGTTGCGTTCCAGACGCGTGGAATTTTAGGACTGGGCCTACCTCCAGAACCTCCACCAGGGCCTCTGCTCGCCCTCCTGGGCATCTCTCGCAGCAGGGTGGGGCTCTGCCCTCTCTGGCGCCCCCTCGACTGTCTGGGACGATTCTCGTGGCTCTGAGGTGATGATCACAGCCTATCCCCCGAACAAGCGCGCCCAGAAGCCCTTGGAGCGCTCGGCCTCTAGTTCATCCCTGAGCCGCTCCGCCTCACTCTGTAGGCGGGAGTGTTCCTCTTCCAACTGGTCATGGTCTTGGGACAGCTGTGTGATCCTCTGTTGCGTCTCCGAGCGCTCCTGTTCCAAGGACCCGGCCCGCCCCTGTGCCTCAACGCGTTCTTGGCGCTCCCGCTCCAATTCCTCCCGCAGCGTACTCTCCGCCCTCTCCGTAAGCTCCAAGCGAACCCGGAGTTCGGCGTTCTGCGCCATGTGCATCTCGAGGCTCGTGAGGGTTTCCCGCAGCATGTCTACCGCAGTCTCCCTGACCAGTTCCGCAGCACCTTCCGCTTTAGCTTCCGACTGTCTGGAAGCACGGCGGCGACGTGTCTGTAGTTTCCCCTCTTGTTTCCGCTGGTCGCGCAAGGTGTGCAGGCTGTCCACGGAGACTACATACCGCTCGTTTATGCCTTCTCTCTCCTTACGGGCTACCAAGGCCCCGTCAAGTATGTAGTTGCGGACAGACCTTGCGGAAACGCCCAGAGCTTCCGCTGCAATATCGGTGTTCACCCACCCGGAACTTCCCTCGGCACTTCCCTCGTTCTTCCGCTCGCCCATGCCGGCATGTTAGCAGCACCCAGTTGGGAGTGCGAGGCAGATTTCTGGGGCTCTGGCGTCCTTTGGTGGTAGTCGAAGGGCAAGAGGAGGGCCACCTGAGTGTCGAGAGAGCCACCCCAGCGGATAAGACAAGCTGGCCTGTCGGCGGATCGCCGTGTGGAGACACGGCAGAAAACGTTCCACACGACATATGGGACCTTAACCTTGACCTGAGGTCAAAATGTAGTGTTTAATGAGGTTCAGCGTTCATCTAGTTAATGTCTAACTTAAGGTTGCTCCAGGAGGGAGATATGTCGGAGCTCGTAGTCCTGAAGGCGCACAAGGTTAACAAGATGCTTCCACCCGGCTACCGGGTGGACCACGACCCCGATGTGGCTGTCCTCCGTCGTCCTGACGGTTCTGTGGTGGGCTATTTCCCGATCTGGAGTATGAACCCGAAGCGGTTACTCCAAGAAGCGAAACTGGACTTGGCTAGCGGGTACCTAGCAAGAGACCATTAGGGACGGGGCCGAAAGCCCTTAGAAGCGTTTCTCGCGCCTTGCTCGGCTTCTCGGCAGTTCACTTGCTCAGATGCTGCTCTGCCCCGGCCCGATAGGCCCTGGTGACCGGGGATCAGAGCGCGGCTATCTTCCGCATAATACCCCGCCGTGGATAACTACCTCTCCGGGCACCCTACCCCGATCGGGACGGGGCTATGCGGCATCTCTTGTCTCGGTATGGCTCCAGCCCCACACAGCAAGACACAGAGCAAACAAGAGATCGTCGTGATCGCCCTCTCGCCATGGCTCATATGTATCATGCCCACTGCGCAACGTGATCCTGACCCGGTAGTCGAGGAGCTCTTGGGTAAGCACGTGCGTCTCTGGGATAGACGTCGGGATCTTCAGGCGGCTGTCTTGCAGGGCGATCAGGCCGCTGTTGATGAGGTCCCTCTTCGGCACTCCAACGAACTCGCCGTTACGAGTGACCGAATTCCCGCCGGTCACCACCACTGGCCAGAAATGCACCTTGGGTCCTCTTTGGCTCCTGAGGCGCGTCTTGACCATCTCGCATACCGCGCGCCCGACTCCAGTGGCGTCCACACACAGCCCGATCTCGCCCCGCTCTCCAAACGCCCCGGTTGGCTCGAGCTGTGCGACTTTCCTTGCCAGCTGATCAGCGATGGTCTCGTAGGCCGTGCGCAATGGAGGACGTACGAGATCACGTACGTGGAGTTCGTCCTCGATCACGGGGACGCTCCTCCTCTTGGTGAGAAGGCCGGCCTTCTCAGTCACTTGCCTCTCTCTTAGCTCGTGCTCCCCTGTCACGACTGGCACGCGTTCGATTACAGCTATTGCTGTTGGATCGTTAGCCTGCCCGAAATCCACTCCCAGCCAATACCTCATGACCAACTCCACTCAAGGTTGAGACCCTCGACGTCGTCGGTCAGCGCACCCATGACCAGATCGTAGCTGAACACTTGATCGTCTGTCTCCGTGAACTCACATTCAAACTCCTGCAAATAGATTCTCTCAGGCATGGCCCGACGCTCCTGCGCAAGGAACTCCTCAGAGATGCGCGGGCACTCAGATGCTCGTACTTCGTACCTTTCCCATTGATGGCCTCCATTTTCCCAACTCTCGTAGAACATCCCGGTTTTGCCCCATGGCGTGCTCAACATCAGCAGCCTCCCACCAGAAACCGCCAACATCGGCCTAATCGCATGATAGAGCTCATCAGATACCCTCGAGGCCTCATCCACGATCAACAGATCCACTGCGCTAAAGCCACGCACCGTCCGCTCTGTGCCTGGCAACGCTTCGATGCGCGACCCATTCTTCAATTCCACCCCTAATTTGCGATAGCTATAAGCGGGGATGGGATAGCCTAGCGTGCGGTAGAAGCTAGCTACCTTGCTGAATAGCTCTTTACCCTGGCGCTCTGAGGGTGCCACTATCAAGACCAGTGCCCCGGGGCAAATAAGGGCGCCATGCAGCGCGAGGACTGCACCGACCGTGCTCTTGCCCGTCTGCCGGCCACAGTTAACCAGGACCTGTGGGGCTTCCGAGCGAAGCAGGCGCATCTGCCACTCATCAGGCTCGAGGCCAACCAGCCTAGCGAACGCCACCCTATCTGAAGCTATCTCGGCCCTAGCGGCCTTGCGCTCGGCCTCGAGCTTCTCTGTCTCCTTAAGAAGCTGCGTTGCCTTCATCGCGCTTTAGAGCGTCCAGCCTTTGGGCCAGCTCCTCTTCGACATACACGCCCCGCTCCAGCTTGATGTACTCGAGGAGCACGCCGTAGCCAGTGAACATGGCGCGGGCTACGTTGCGATCTAAGCTCCCATCCTTCACGCCGGCGATGGCCGCGACGATCTCCTCTTTGATGGTCCGGACCTCGCGAGATGGCTTGCTCTTACCGGCCCTAGACGCCGACCGGCGGCGCTCCTCTTTGTGCTTGGGGGAGTGGGCCCAACAGTATCCGTCCGGCCCTATAGCGGGCAGCGTACAAGGCTCTTGGTTGCGCTTATTGGCACGGCATTGACCTAACAACGGACTACCTCCTTATGTGAATGTAGGACCGGGGCGACGGTCTGTCGGGGCACCGTCGCCAGCCCCCGCACTGCCGTTCGCCAGAAGGTCGCATGGCGCGCCCCGGTCCGTTCGAAAGCAGACAGTTTTTACGGGTTGCCCTGCCAGTCCCACAGGCGGGCGCCGTCCATGACCTTCGCGCCGTAGACGTGGAGACCTCGGTAGCCCGTGGCGTGCCTGTCCTGGATGCGCAAAGACTCTGTGTTGAGGATCTGCTCGGCGTAGGACCAGGCGGAGGCGTGGCCCGCAACACAGTGCGTTATGACCGGAGCCGACCCGGTGTCCACGGTGTTGCGCGAACTCAGGATGGTGATGCCTGCAACCGTGCCTACCTGACCGTTTAGCACGGCGGGCGGACGGGCCGCGCCTGCGGACTCAGTCGCCCGGAGAAAGTCCGCATTTTGTAGCAACAATTCCTTTATCCACGGCTTAATAATCACGAAGCGTTCCTCTTCGGGGATGTCCGCGTCGTCCATCCTCTTGGCCAGGTTTACCAGTTTGGCGTAGATGTTCGTGGCCGTGAACTGCGTATTTGTGACGGTGTTAGTGGCCCCAGAATACAGGCCGGCGATGTAGCCATCGGCGGTGTCGCGGAGCTTGTAGGCTGCGCGGATCGAAAGCTCGTCGATGAGCGCATCCGGCCGCATCTGCGCTACATTGACGTCCTCAAGTCGAAAGCTAAAGCGCTTCGCCTGGTCAATCAGAAGGCTAACCCGCGTGTCGGTCGGGTCCTCGTAGGTGAGGGTCGTGGTGCCGGGTGTGTAGGTCGAGACGGTCGGGTCCGCGACGCTGTGTACATGGACGCGGTCGCCGTACTGGCGGATGTCGCCCTCGTAGTCGCGGTTTATGACGCCGGGCTGGCCGAAGACCAGGGTCTTCTCAAGCTTGGCGAGGATGCGCGCGCTCCATACCTGCGCTACAGCATTCGTGAGCATAGTGGACTCTCCTTAGCAGAGGGGGAAGAACAGGCTAAGTTGTGCCCACTATTGAGCCGCCGGTGGTATCGGCGTGCCCGGTATTATACTGCATTACACGCTTTAGCGCTCGCCCCTGAGAAAGGCCGCCACGCGGTCCCAACTGCTGTTGATCTGCTCAGGGCTCATCTTCGTCAGCTGGTCCTCGCTGGTGATCGGGACGTCCGCCCCCGAGCCAGATCCCTCGCCCGCGTCGGCAGGGGAGTCGACCACCTGAACGCCCTCACCGAAGACCTCGGGCAGATCCTTGTGCACGGCCTTGATCGCGTCGCGCAGGTCCTTCTCGCTCGGCTCGCCGGCCTCATCAACGCCCAGGTTATCGAAGTCGGCCAGGCGCAGGATCCTCTCCTGCCGAGCGCGCTCTGTGACCCCCATCTCGGCCAACATGGCCCGCGCGTCGCGCCTGGCTAGCCGCTCGGTGGCCTTGGCTTCGGCAGCCCGCGCCCGAGCCTCAGCTTCTCTGGCCTGCTCTCGCGCTTCGGCGACGCCGCTCTCGCTCTCCCACTTCTGGCGAGCACGCTCGAGACGGCCGGTTATGAGCCGGTCGAAATCCTCCTGGCTTTCGACTGTCAACGGAAACTCCATTAGCTACCCCCCTCAATGCTCCTCAGTTGCGGCCGCTCTCCTGCGCCTCCTTCCGCACCCGCTATCCGTCCGACTTCTTCGAGGATCTTCTCCTCTGGCCATTCGGGGTGGAGGCGGCGCACTATCTCCTCGGTGCTGATTGCGTTGGCGTTGCGGAGCCTCAAGAGCTCCTCGGCATCCTGCAGGCCATCACGGGGCATCCCATCGGAGAGCTCAACGTCTGGCAACAAGGGCTCGACGTCCCTCCTGCCTAGCATCATCCCCAGCGCCACCCCGCAGGCCTCAGCGATGGCTTGGCGTGCCATGCGCTCCTTACCAGCCCTTGTCAGTAGAGTCCTCACTTGCCTCAGTTTGAGAGCCGTCCCGCTGTCGGCGCGCCCCTCTTTATCGAGGCCCCAAGATGCCAGCGAGTACCCGGCCGTGGCGATGGCTAGCTCGCGAACATGTTCCACATACTCCCTGTGCTCTGAAGCCTCGAGGCCAGGCTGCGAGGTCACGATCAAGTTCTCCACAGGAAACGGTGACTCTACGGGAACTCCTGGCCTGTCTGACCCCAGGCATCTGCCAGGCCAGTCGTCGATGGCAATCATATTGTGCATGGGTAGCGCGCCAAGGGAGTCTAGGTCCCGCGCCGAAAAGCGGCGGAGGTAGGTAACTGGCTGAGAGGCGCGCATCTTCACGCGGCCGACGCTTGCGGCTTCATCGAGCGCGTCGAGCAGCGGCTCGAGGCCTGCCAGGTCCGAGTGGCCGCCGGGGACGTTCTCCCAGCGTACCAGCGTCGGCCTGTCCACTCCGGTACGGGCCTCGGGGCGGAGGTCGCGAAACTGAGGAGGCCCTCCGGATAGATCATGGCGCTTGCCGAGCCGCCCCACCGTCCCCTTGAAGAGCACGCGCCGGATCCGGCCCGCCTCGTGAGCCTCGAGGAGCCGCCATATCGTCGCTCCGTTCTCCTCCTCGACGCTTATGGCGAGGACGCCGCCCAGCGTGTATCTGCCGTGCCGGGTCGACCATAGAACCGAATCTTCGCTATGAAAAGTGATGAGCGGGACTTCGCTCGAGACGTGGTCATCCCAAACGACGCGGAGGGCTGCCGACCCCTCGCTCGCTACCGTGTCGCCCGCATCGAGCAGCAATTCGGCTACGCGATTCTCCTCAAGCCACTGATCTAAGCGTGCTTGCTCCGCGGAGCTCTCCCCGGCCAAGCGTATCTTTGGTGGCTGTGAGAATAGAAGCGAGGCGCTGAACTTTGCCAGATCACGAGCCAGCGGGACGGGGGTGAAAACTTTCTGGCGCTCGTGGGTAGACGGCGCGTTCTCGTAGCCACTGGCCGCGACGTGGAGATCCGTTCGCCATCGGAAAAGCTCTGCGGCGTCGTTTTCGTAGCGGCGGCGGAACTCGGCAACGGTCTGCCAGCGCTCGCGCTCCGCCTTGCCTGGCGGCCAGGGTCTATCTCCTTGCGTCTCTCCCCTGAGTATCCGGTTTAGCTCAGACTGGTGCATTTTTTCCTTTCTGCCACGCCCCGATTACTGTAGGGCGCCTACCTGCGGAGAACGTCCTCCCTAGGGTATTATATGGCCTTGCCGCTCTCCGTCACTTGCTGCCGTGGAGCACCGGAACGACCTCTGGCCACCTGGAGGCGTCGCCCCATAACTCGGCGGCCACGGCGGCGCATAACGGCTTTCTGAAACGGTCCGGGTCCTCACTGTACTTGTGGAGCTCTCTCTTAAGCCATGATGGCGGGTCCGAAAGCAGGTGCATCACCTTCTCCTCGTCTGCTGACAGATGGCCGTTTTGGCCACCCTCCTCGGTCCTCAAATCCCTCAAATCCCTCAAATCCCTGTCCTCTCTCTGAGAGCTTTTCGGGGTTTTAGGACCTTGGGTGTTTTTAGGGTTTTTAGGGTTTTTAGGGGGGGCGTTAGAGGGGACTACGTAATACTTTCTTGCTCCCTCCGTGTGGTGCAGCCTGATTAGCCCCTCCTCCTCCATCCTCACCATCAGGTAGCGCGTGGCTTGGTAGTCCTTGTCAACCTTGTTAGCAACCTCGGCGGTTGTCACTGGCCGGCTCAGGGCGAGCATGGCGCCCCGGGTCTCGCGGCGTTGGTCGCTCATGCGGAAGTCTTCGGCATCGCCGACGAGCGTCCAGTTTGTGAGGTTAGCGTCCCACGTGAGGGCGTGCTCCCTCTCTTCCTCTATATCCTTGCCCGCGACGTGCAGGGTAGCGTCGTGCTTGCCACGCTCCCGCCTGAGCACCAACGTTCCATCCACGACGCCGACTAGCCCCTCGGAGCCACTTATCAGCGTCAGGGGATCAGGCGACTGTCCCTGGTTCAGGTGGTGGACGACGACGATTGCGACGCCGTGTCTCTCGATCAGGGGCTTTAAGGGCTCCAAAGACTCGTAGTCAAGATCGTAGATGTTGCGTCCCTGCCCCCCTCGGGGCCTGATACTCTTAAGGATGTCTATGACCACGAGTCTTGCCTCGCGGTGGCCTAAGAGCCACCGGTCTAACTTCTCAACGCCCCCGTCGTCAAGGCGGGGCCACTCGATAGCGATGGTGAGGTTCTCGGGTGCCTTCTCGGCGTCGCCTATTAATCCCTTTAGCCGCTTCTTAAGCCTACGCTTGTTGTCCTCCAGGGCTACGTAGAGCACATCGCCCCGTCCCACGGGGATTTTGCCTAGGGCTTCGCCGCCCGTAGCTACGGCCACGCATAAGCCGAAGGCGAGGAAGCTCTTGCCGATCTTGGCTCTCCCCGCGAGGATCGTTACACCCTCCGGCAAGATCTCGGGGATTGTCCATTTGATCGGGGGTAGCTCCATATCCAGTAGGTCGGCGGCAGAGAACATCGTCCGCTCGTGGCCGTTCCTGATGGCTTCTTGGAACGTCGGAGGTATCTTCTTCATGCGGACCTCCTCTGCTCGTAAAGTAGCCTTGCGATGGTCTCCGAACTCTCCCAGGCGCTCGCCGTAGCCTCGTCGCGGCTCCACGGGGGTAGATCCTGAAGCCACGGAACCCATATCAGCCGGAACACAAGCATCCGAATGTGCTCCATCTTTTCTACGTCTATGGCTTCTCTGACCTTGTCCTGGCGTTCTTGTTTGCGGAACCACGCCGGCGGCCGCGGTGGCACGTGATGCCCGAATTCAAGAAGCAGCATGGCCGCCGCTGTGTGGGCTTCACGCTCGCCGTATCCCCACGCATAGCGGGCGAGATCGACCACATCGCCGCCGCGAACGCACCCGAAACAAAAAAACGAGTTCGTCTCTGTGTACACTACGAAGGACGGCGTGCGGTCCTCATGGTCAGGAAGAGGGCAGTGGCCGACCCACTGTGTACCCCGGCGCTTGAGGCCACACGGTCCCGTCAGCCTATCCGCCAAATCTATTACCGGCACGGCTTCTTTTGCCGCTGTTATTGGCTGTCTGTAGGAGACGCCCCTATATGTATCTCTTGTTTTACGGGCTTCCATTGATTAGACTCTCCTTATACGCAATGGTCGGCGGTTTTTAGCCTGGACCGCCGGCTACTTTCATGCCGTCTCTTTCTCCCGTTGTTCGCGTCCCTGCTTATCGCTCTCCCGTATCTGCTTGGCGAACGACCTCGACTCGTCCTCCAATGTCACACGGAACCCGTCAGTGGCTAGCTGCCACTCCGCAATGCCTAGCGACTTGGCAAGCTTTTCAACCGTCTTCGGGGGCGTGTGCCTGCCGGCTTCGAGGTCGTTGATCGCCTGTTTGCTGACCTTACTCAGCTTCGCGAGCTCACCCATGCTCATTCCCCTAAACTTGCGAAGCCTCTTGAGGAGCATCCCAAAAAGCTCCTCGTTAGACAGATCCCGCGCCCGTTCGACGCCCCTATCTAGGATGTCGAGCCGCAGACCGGTCTGAAACCATCTGTCCTCAGGCCGTTCAAAGAAAGCCCAACGGGGGTCTAAGTCATCCTCCGGCCAACCGAGAGCCGCTGCAAGGGCCTTGAGAGTTGAGCGCTGGGCCTTATGTTTGCCGCGCTCTAGGTGGATAATCGTTGGCGTTGAGACCCCGCTCTTCTCAGCAAGTCTTTCCTGGCTCATGTGCTTGACGAGCCTTACCTGCTTGAGAAGGATCCCCTGCAGCTCCTCATAGGACAAATCCTGTGGCACTTTTGCGCCCCGCTCCGCCAGCTCCAGCAGGACGCCTGTCCAGACCATGTGCCTCATCAATGCTTCTACTCTCTGTTCCACAGAACCTCCAGGGTAGCTCGTGGTCATTTTACAAGGGTTCCTAAAAAACCTCAAGATATCTGTACTATAATACATAGTGTAAAGGAAATGGCTCCGGCGAGTCTGCTCCCCGGGACCCAGCCCGATGCCCTAAGCCCTCTCCCGGCCGTCCCGGTGCTGTGCCGTCTTTGTGTACGCGTACACAACACATAATACCCGGCGGTATGGACACCCCTTTGCCGGCCGTCCTGGCCTATCGGGGCGGGGCCATGCGGGCTAATTGCTGTGTACACGTACACAGCTCGAACTTCGCATAACCCGAATTCTCGGAAATTCGACAAGAATTCCTTGCAAATTTATCGCTAATGGCTAGTATGCGTCTATTGTGCAACGAACCGGGCGGGACTTCCCTTAGGGTGCCGCCCTTATGGAAAGGAGGTTTTT